CGCGCCGCCGCGTTAGTTTCATCGCCTGTGTCCTTTTGACTCCTTCAACTCAAGCCGTCCACCATTTTCGGACAGTCGCCACAGGAGTAAAGCATGACGTGCTATGCCTCCTCCTGTGGCCATTGTGGCCGCGTGAGATAAGCCAACCCCAGTAATTGCGATAAATCGCTTCCCAAATCCTTTTGATTGTATCAAATATCTTTTGATTGCCTATCCAAAATTCCTAATTAAAAGTTCATTAACCTGCTTCTTTCGGTTTGCTCCTCCGGCAGAATAGGATGTTTCTACCGCCTCGATTTTGAAATCCTTGTATAGATCCCGGATCTCCTCAGCATCGTTTATTGACATGATAAACCGACCATTGATCTGGGTCAGAATGTCTCTAATCTTTGTGAAGTCGGCACGTTTGAATATCTCGCGGCCATAATAATCCTCGTACCCGTAATATGGGGGATCGACATAGAAAAATGTGTCTGGCTTATCAAATCGTTGAATGATTGCATCGTATGGCCGGTTCTCGATATATACTCTGGAAAGACGAAGGTGGACAGCTGAAAGCTCTTCCTCAATTCTCAACAGGTTCAGACGCGGCCGCTGGGTAGTGACGATCGACCACGATGGATTTTCAATGCGCGCTGCATATCCCGATTTCAATAAATAGTAGAATCGAACGGCCTTTTGGATATCCGTCAATGTCTCCGGGTTCTCAAGTTTAAAGCGCTCGAACTCATCCCTGGCCACGAGAATCCACTTCAGATACCGGATGAACTCCTCCAGATGAAGCTTTACGACTCGATACAGAGTAACGAGGTCGGTATTAATATCGTTAATGATTTCTACTTCCGACTCTTCCTTTTTGAAAAATACCCAGGCAGCACCGGCAAATACTTCACAATAGCAATTATGCTTGGGTATCCTGGCAACGATTCTCTTGGCGAGCAGCGATTTGCCGCCCATGTACGCTAAAAAACTGTTCATCGAGTTCCTCCTCAGATTGCAATGTGGGAGTAACCCTGCTATAAGGCGCGCTGCTCGGTTCGCGGATGGTAGCGGGTTATCCCGTCTGGCGTTTGGTTCGCCTGGTCTGGGGAGGTGGTGCTCCCTGGAATGCCATCCGCTCTTTATTGCCTGAGATATAGCCATGCGGCAATTAGAGCGGCTATTGTGAGTAGGATACCGTCAAACATCGGCACCCTTAATCAATCGCTGAGAAGTCCATGCTGATCTCATAGGTGACGGTCAGTTGCGCTCCATTGGGCACTGCCACCGTGGGGGAAAGGATGGAACGCTCCATGAGAACAGTTCTGGCACCGTAGCTGGGGACATAAAATATGTTATTTATTCCCACCTCTTTGATGGTGATACTCCCTCCACTATTATTGTTAAATATTCTCGCCACAGTGGTTTTCCATGTCTGCGTTCCGGAGGTGTATGCCGATATTGCCGCTGCTTGTGCCACATGAGATAGTTGGCCGCTGCTTGTTCCATCCTCGATAGCTGCGGCAAGTGTGTACTGGTCAATATCGAAGGCCGTATCTGCCGTTCCGACGGATATGATCCCGATCTTTGCTTCGAACTGGCCGCTGGCATACTGTGCATGTACTCCGGCCGTGTTGTCTTTGAAGTTGGCATATCCAGCTCCAAATGTTGAATCTGCCAAAACCAGTGGTCCAACATTAAACCCGGCGTAAAACAGATTCCAGAAATTCCTCGTCCAGCTATGTCCTCTCTGGATATCATCGATAATCAGGATGCCATTCTTGTCATGTACTTTCAGACCGATCATGATTTCAGGTGGCGAGGGGACCTTGAGTTTCACGCATAAGGTTTTCAATTCTGCGTATTTTTTTTCTTCTGTTGGGTTTAACATTTCTTTTCTCCTTTATTTATGCATCGGGATATGGATATTCCGCCGACTGCAATGATGCTGAGAAGTCGGAAGTATATCTTGCAATTCCTTTAGTGATACGGAGGTCGTCTATTATCCCGGCAAAACCAGAGCCCGCGCCGGAAGTATGCCCGATTCTTGTTGGGGTATCTTCTGCTAACAACGCCGCTGTCCCAATATCAGTCGTGCTACCAAGCACTCCATTAAGAAAGGCATAAACATTTGGTCCTGAGCGGCATATGGCAACATGTCCCCACGCCCACATGCCCAAATTACCGATAATGGCGCCATTAACTAAATCCCATGCAGTTGTTTCTGCCATGTACAATTTCAGATTCAGACCATCGTTGTAGGGTTCCACTATTGCGATAGGACTGGCTGCTGCAGTGGCACATTTGCCAAAAAGCCAACCTCCTGACGGCCAGGGTCCGACGTTATTTGCATACGCCCAAAATTCAACAGTAAAATCCCCGCTACCGAAATTCAAATCTGCATGGTTAGGCGTATAGATCCCGGAGTTACCATCAAAAAACCCGGCCGCATTACCAAATTTCTTTTCTGCTTGACGGGTAAGAGGTGTACCATACGGAGTCCATATCTTCTCGCTTTCATCCGTAAAAACAGTACCGTCCGCTTCACCATTGAAATGGAGTAGCGATACGGTGTAATTCGTAACGTCGTCCGCCACTCCAAAGCATCGATGCACCCCGCTCTGCGATCCGGACGTGTCTATGAGTGCGCCTCCGGCGGTCAATGAAAGATTAAAATCATCGGTCGTCTTGTTGCGGACATAATACTTTCCGCCGGTTAGCCAATCACCGGGGGTCAATCCCGTGGGCAGCGCCCCCGTCGTCTTGAAAAAACACATATCGCCATTCGCCATCCCATGCCCGGCACAGGTGACCAGACCCGGCTCATCAATGGAGATCGTACATTCGCGGGAATTGTGGACGAGGGTTGAGACAGCCAGCGTCGGGACAGCGGGGACGGTCAGGGCGACGGGGGCGTGTTCTACCGGCGTCTCCTCGATTACGGACGCGGAGACGGATATCATGGGAACATCTGGAACGGTGAGTCGCAGAATCCCATCCCACGGCGTCGGAGCGACATGCGGGATCGCGGAGCGATAGAAGATTTGCAGCAGCCGGAAGGTGATTTTCCCGGACGCGAAGTCCGGCGCTACGGAGATCACCCGCCAGATATTATCAATCAGGGCGTTGCTTTCCTGATCGTAGAGGGCATCCGCGGAGTAGATAACTGCATCGCCGACGTCGAGGTGCATCCGCTTGAGCGTGATATCCTCAACCTCGATCTCGTAGAGTGGCGAATTGAACTTGCCGACGATGGTGTCCTGGATCAATTGCACCGTCGTCAGATCCCGGCACCAATAGTGTTGATACGGGGTGCCTGGCTTCCGGATCCCGTAAATGCCTTGAGATATTCCGTCCGCATGGGCGGTGTCGTCGGTTTCGTGCCGGAACTCCTCCGCTGCATAATTATATCCATAATTCGCCGGGCATTGATTGATCACATTGACCAGGCGCAGGTTTGACTCGATCAGGGTCGTCTCCTGTTTAGGCAGAGTCGGCGGGGTGCCGGCGGAATATTGATCAATAGTGCCATCGTCGATCTCCAGGACCAACTGACCGGCGCCGTTGAGGTATGCCGAACCGAGGACCGAGGACATCATGGCGGTGATGATCTCCCAGAGCGTACCGTCCTGGCTGATCACGCCTCCGGCCACGTATCCCCATTTGTCGAATATCTGCGAGGCCTGCGCTTTTTTGCTCGCCTCAAATATAGCGGATGTAAAATCATTCTCCTCGGTTAGGAGATCATCAACCATATCGACGATGTTTGCGATCATTGTGCCACCGGCCAACGTGACCGGGAGGAATACTTTGCCCTTGCCCTTGGCCGTAATGACGTTTGTCCCCTGGTCCGCCGTGAATGTTACCGTGGCGATGTTCATGTTTTGCACATGGAGCGCAGGCGGGGGGACCGGCGGTTCAAAATCGTGTGATGGATTGAAAGTATAGTTCGCCGGATCCACCAGGATCCCGGCGGAATAGATGTTGATCGCGTTCCCGGTACCCAGTACCGGACTATCCGAAAAACAATAGACATGATTTACGATGTCGATGCAGGGGAGCGTCCAGACGCCCTCATCACCGTCTGAACAGTCCCCGTAAACAATCGGCAAAAGGTCAGCGGTGTTAAGCGGGTTCGCGTATTTCCCGGCCCGATGCAGATAATAAGTGTCGTCCAGAGTGACCCCGGACGGGCTGTTTGAGGATTTCTCATCCGCCTCGATGCTCAAGACCGATAGGGCAGAGACTTCGGAAATCTTCCCCTGAAAAATGCTGATATGGTTCGCCACCGGCTCGTCTTCAAAGCCTATCCAGATGCTGATTGGGCGCGACAGGAACGGCTCTTTCCCCAGAAGGATCGAAAAATACTTGTCCGCATTGTCCAACGCGACGGAGATATGCTGCTGCTGTTTGCGCGTGTAGGAGGCCAGGAGGTTGTCTTTTTTGGGGCCCAGGGTTCGTTCGAACGTCCCGAAATCCAGGACGCGGGGCAGACAACCCAAACTCCCGGCGATCGCCGCCACGGTGATCGTCTTTTTCGCATACACCCGGTCGCCCAGGTGTGTCGCGATCTTCAGGTAGAGGATCGGGATCTCACCTCGGACAATGCGATTATGGGTTGCTATAGGGATGTGATACATTTTATATGCTCTTCAAAACCTCGGTTAATTGCAGCGGCATATCGTAATAACTGATGGTATTATGTGTGTGCGGCCAGGAAATCAGTTTTGCCAATATGACATCCGCCGGCGTGGCCGAATCCGCATTGAACCAGAACCGCTTGAAAACGCCGGTCGCTCGGCTTCCGAGGGCTGTAACAAACGCCCGTTTGAGGGTCAGGTCCGCCGATGGCATACGCTCGAATTCATAGGTCAGGGCTTTGCTCTCGCTGTAAAATCTCTCGCGATCCACCCCGTAGGAGGTGGCATTAGCGTCCATCAAGAAGCCCGGCTCTTCGCCAAAACCTTCTCTGAAATTTTTGGATAACTCCATGTAGGAGCCGAGGAACAACTCCCCGATCTCGATATAGTCATCGGCATTATCGGTATCCTGGATCTTGAGCCGCGTATATGCCTTGGTGTAGGCTGTGGTGAGGTAATGAAGGATTTTCCCTGCGGCCCAGGTGACGGACTCCGATAACTCCGGCGCCCCCCCGACGCCACTGTCGAATGTGGCCGCCGCATCCGCCTGCAGGGTGATTGTCGCCGTGGAGGTCAGGTTATGATCCCCAATAACCACGGCCTTGACCTGGGAGGCAACGGTGCTATGGATCGTGATGGTATTTTCGGCGTCCGAATCGTCCGAACGATAGCGGCTATCACGGTCGAAATCCAGCATCTTGCCGGGATTATAGAGGTTGATGCCCTTGAAATACCATTTATCGCCGACCACAAAATCAGCTCCCGTGCCGCCTGCCCATTTTACTTTGAAACCATAACTCAATGAGATATCATCATCGTCCGTGGCTATCCCAGTGGCGGCCCAGGTTGCCCCGCCGTCGTAGGAAACCTTAAATGTCGATGATCCGATTTCGCCAGTCCCCAATGCGTCTATCTCGACGACACACTCAAGATCGACCGCGCCCGTAAAGTCTCCGGACGGCGTTATCACCGCCGCCCCGGTTCCCTCTTTCAGGGCCGTCGTCACGACCCCCAGTTTCAGGGAGGAGACGGAAATCATGGATTCGGCAGTGATCAGATTATCGTAAAGAAAACGGCACTTTGCCATTTAGTGCCCCCATGATTCGAGCTTTTTGAGCCGCGGATAAATCATATCGGCCAGCTCGTTGACAGCGTTCCTGTCTACCACAACGGCGTTTGGGAAATTAAAATTGATCGTCATCCTTTTACCGCCGCCACCTGTTTTGGTAGCGGTCATCCCGCTCGTGCTCCCAGATCCGCGCGCGGGACTTGCTCCCATAGATTCATCAAATTGCGACTGCGGTATATTTGAGGGGATGAATGACGAACTTGCCGGAACAAAAGCCGCTGCTATGGATGCGGGTATTTGAGCACTTATGCTGGCAATCGCCGGGGCGATATATGCAGGAATCAAATCAGCGATTGACTGAACCGGATCCGCGACGGGAGCAGCACCAACTGAAAACATGCGGGTTATCTGATCCTTTTCTGAAAGCCCTGTCTCCGTCAACGATTGTCCCGCCAATGATCCAAACATTCCTGCAATTCCGCCACCCCACAGCCGCTGGGCATTTTGCTCCTTGGTCAGTATTCCTTCGCCCTCGTGGGCATTGATCAGAGTGTTATCATTCTCAACATAAGCAAGTCCGTTTTTGGCCGAGATAATTTTTGATCCGGATATGCCGGCAAATAACTTATTGAGAATATCCCCCGCTCCGCCGCCATCGCCTCCAAAGAGGGAGAGGGTCAACGCCCCGTTCAGGGCTGAGTCCCCAATTGATCCCATACCGGCCCCCGGCGCGCCCTTATCCATTGACGCACTCAGGAGTGATTTAATCGCTATTCCGCCTACCATTTTTGCAATCTGGATGTTACTCATGCTCGACAGTTCAGGAGTGGTACTCAAATACGAGGAAACCGCCGCTGCCGCTGCCGCGATTGCCGCATTGGTAGGATTTATATTTTTGCCGCTGCTTTCGGCAAGTTGCTTGGCATAGGTATTTGCTGCTGCCCATGCCGCTGCTGCCGCCCAACCTGCGGGATTGGAGGCCATCATTACAGCGCCCGCCGCTTGTGGAACATAACTTAATATTTTCGCTGTTCCTTCGATATTCGAGTCGATTCCTTCACCGATTGTCCGCCCCGTGGCAGCGATTGCCCCGCCGATCTGACCCTGGATAAGGTTGGTCATAAACCCGCCAAACCCGCTGTCTCCACTTAGATACGAGGCGTTTCGAGCGATAACCGCCGCCTTTTCTGATTCGCTGGCAGTTGCCCACCATTGCACAGCAGCGGCATACTCTTCGTTGCCTCGCTGGGCGTACTCCACGCTGCTAACATCCTCTATCATCTGGCCGGTTAGCCAATCATACGTCATCGGCACTACCGTGCCACCCGATGCATAACCCGGCGCTTTCCCAAACTTACGGATATGCTCCAGGATTTCTCTCGTATCTGCATTGACTCCAGTTCTTGGCACAACAAACTCCCCGGGAGATAGCCATGCGGGGACTGTGTCATTCGCCGGAGAATCGCCACCAAATGCAGTACCGGGGACCATGCCACCGCCCGAAGCAGCAAACAGTTCGTCTGCCGACCCAAACACAGTGCCGGCGGCGTCTGTCATTCCTCCACTATCAGAAGAAAAATAGGATGATAAATTGCTGGCCACCCCGGCATAACCGAGGAGTTTATCAATAATCCCCAGCGTGGATTTGCCGTCGTCAGTCCAGTCTGGTTGCAAGAAAAGTATAATCTTTTGTTCAGCCATCTCCGTCGCGGACTTAAAAAACGTCTGGCGCATCGTGTCCCAGATCGCCGTAGAGTAGTCGCTAATGCTTTTGAGATCCCCTTTGTAAGCGTCCTCAAAAACGTTGGAAAACGTGGTGGCCATGCCGGAGGACATGGCCTGAAAGGTTGCCAGCCCAACGGAGCCCCACTTCTTTTGGGCCAGCTCGATTTCCCCAATCCCGGCCTTCATTCCCTCAAAGAAGTTGTCAGAGGATTTGCCTTTCTGGATATCCAGTTTTTTAAGTTCTTGAGTTCTCCATGTTGCGATTGCGACTTCAAACTTCGCCGCATCCTCGGCACTGGTTTTTTCATCGATGAGGATATTTTCGTAATTCTCCGCCTGATCATCGATAAGGGCCTTTTCTACATCATAGTAATTGCCGGAATATTGCTCTAGATCCTTGTATAGGTTGCGCATTGCTGCCCGCCGATCTTCCGCCCTTTTTTTCGTATCGGCGGCGGCTTTCTCGTCCGCGGCCATCATGTCCGCCTGCTTCTTTTTTGTGTCATCCTCCCAGGATTTCAGGGCCTTTTTGTATGTGTCGTAGATCTCCTTGTTGACATTGATGAGCTTTTCTTTACGGAGTTCGGCAATCCGCACTTCAGAAACCCCGGCTTCCCTATATTTTTGAAATCCTGTTTCTATTTCAGCGGCCTTCCATTCAGAGAACGATCCCTCGTATTTTTTGCGGTCGACAATGGTCTTTTCCAGCTCCAGGGTGAGGTCCTTTTCGGCCTCTGCCTTTTTTTTGGCGGCGGCTTTAAAGGCCTTTTCTGTGTCCGAATGATATTTCTGGTTGATCATGGTCCTTTGCGTCGCTGAATATTCCGCAATGGTCTTCTCGTCGACGCCTGCCAGTCTGTATTTGGCAATATTTGCCGCCAATAATTTCTCCGCACCCGCATAGGTGTCGTCGTTTTTCTTTTTGATGGCCGCCGCGGCCTCCTGGGTCAGCTCGATTATCTTCTTTGTCGCTTTTTCCTGGGCAGACAGTTCCTTCGCCGGCGCGGACTGCGCGAGGTCCGCGTTCCTTGTCATCTGATTGTAGATTGCATCCTTTTGTGCCTTCACGTTCGCGCTTATCTTGTCCCATTCGCTCAGATGCTTTTCCGGACCCGCAGAGCCATAAAGCTCAGCCCCGAACTGCCCATATTCGGACATGTCGTTTTTGTTGGCGCCCGCAAAGGCGCCCTTTATCATCTTCGGGATCGCCATCGTCTTGTCGACAAAACCATACAGTTCGACGACGGACATTTTAAGCCCGCCAATAAATGCCTGGATGGGAGCGCCGGCGTTGCCGATCAGCTTCAATAAATCTGTGAATACGGGGATGACGGCATCACCGATAGCTGCCCGCGTTTCAAATAACGAATTATTGAACCTGTTGATATCCGCCTGTCCGCCCTGGGCCGCCTCCATTGCAGCGGCGCCATATGTCTTGTGCAGTTGATCGGCAAGCTTCGGGAGGACGTCCTCGGACATCAACTCGCCATTTTCCATGTGCTTAAGGAGTTGCTGCGTGGACATCCCCATAGCCTCGGCGGTCAGCCTGACGGCGCCGGGGAGGCGCTCACCCAATTGGCCAGATAGCTCTTCAGCGGAGATCCGCCCCTTGCTCATCATCTGAGACATGGCCAGGAAAATCCCATTGGCATCATCGGTCTTGAGACGCAGTGCGGTTACAGCCTCGGAGACGCCGGAGAAGACCCTCTTTGCTCCCTCACCCTCCAGGGAGGTATTTTTAGTCGCGGCGGCAAACTTCCCGTACGCGAGGGACGTATCGCTCAGCACCAGCCCCAGTCGATCGGACTCCTGGCGCACAAATTGGAACGCGGCGGCAGCGCCTGCCGCCGTACCGGCCACAGCTTTCATTGTTGACGTAATTCGCTCCATCTCCAATGAGGCATTAATAGCTTTACCGAGTTCGTAGCTCATGCCGGCAACAGCTACGGTTGCCGCAAGCCAGTGTGTTTTGAGTTCGTCTAGTGCTCTGTTCGCGCTGCCGACAGATGCCCCGGTCTTGCCCAGGGCTTGCTCTGCGTTATTTGCAAACTGCTTGATCACGACGGAGCCGTCGTCTTTGACGATTAACTGAACGGCGATGGTGTTGATGTTGGCCATGTTATTTTCTTTTCAAAAGGTTGATCAGGTTCGTTTGTTCCTTCTCCCGGTTTCGTTGCTGCGTAAACTCTTCAACTTGTCCGAGATCCTCCCATTCTTCCGTGGTAAGATCATCGGCCCGTAGGGGATAACCGGCCATTTTCAAGTGACGCAGTCGAAATATCTTGGCCGTGTATTCGCTGATATCCGACGGTTTTTTCTTTTTCTCCGGGCAATTATCGCATGTCCATTTGTGGTGGTCGGCGTCGACCCCCTTCAGGCATTTTTCCTCAACAAGCTCATCGCAGAGCCCCCGGCGTATCGCCGCCAGGTCTAAGCCAAAGGGGAGCCGCCATCCACACCGTTATCCGCGCTGGCGCCTTCGGGGGCGCCGCCCGCCGCTTCTAGGCCCAAATCGGGCGATTCATTCCAGTCGTCCTCTGTCGCCGGTAAAATCTCCAGTTCGTCTCCTCTCGCGGTTGCGGAGCGCACCAGAGACGATTCAAACGCAATGACCGCCAACATTTCGATGACGTCCGGGGCGTATTGCTTTACGGCCGATTTCCATTCGGGATCGTAATCGTTGTCAGTTGGGGTTGAGGAGATCAGGCCTTTGCCGGGAACGGAGAAGGCGCCCGTTTTAAACCCGGTCAAAATCGCAGATCCGGCCCTCATCCGGAGTTCTCCTACCGTAGAGACAATTTTATTACCCTGCCTGGTAACGTAGCCGTTCGTATATTTCACCCGCTCCGCCGTTGTCGGCGTGCGGTAGTAGAGAGTGATCTTGTCACCCGATATCCGGTCATCGAATGTCACTTCGCAGGGGCTATTGCTTAATTCACGGGGCATGAGTTTAATCCTTTCTTTTTCATGTGTTTGGTTATGCCGCGTAGGCGGCCTGCTTGTTCTTCACTTTGACGATGACGCTGCCGTAGGTGTCGTCTTCCAGCACCTGGAGATCTCCCGATTCACCGAGGCGCTTGCCGTCTACAGCGATTGGCGCCGACAGAACGCCGACCTTCGGGAAAATGATCTCGACCTGGTATTTGTGCGACGTTCCGTCGTACCACGCCCCTTCGGCCAGGATGTAGAGGCCCAGGGTATCGTTCAGCTCCATGTGCTGCTGGAGAATGAATTCCCGGAACTCCCGATCGAGCTTAATCTTTTGCGTCCGGCCGCCCCGTTGCGCCCGGGAAGCATAGGCCCCGCCGCCGCCGGGAACGAACGAGATCTCCATGTTATTGTTGAAGCTCCATTCGATGGACTTCATTTCCGCCTGCAATTCCCGGCCGCCGGTAAAAGCCGATCCACCCCAGACGCCGCCGACGATCACGGTCATCTCGGAGACCCGTAGTGGCGTTTCATTCACCCTGGCGGGGAAGGTCATCCATGCGGACCCGGACTCTGCCGCAATGTAAAGGATTTTGAAGTCTTTGAGGGTATGCGCGGCGCCCGGAGCGGTGATGGTGATTACGGCAGGGGCCGCATCGGAAACAGCGGAATAGGCGACTTCCGTCCAGACACCTGTGGCCAGCTCGACCTTGATCCGCTGGACATTGTTAAGGCGCGTTGCTGCGTCAGCGCCTTCGACGCCGAGGGCCGCCAGAGTAAGGGATGTTCCGTCGATATAGGCGTTTACCGTTTCTTCAACGACGTTGTCCGTCTTCTTGCCCGTGGCCTTGATTGATCCGGTCAATTTCACCCATGAATCCCGGGCGAATGTCGCCGTAAGAGAATCCACAAATCCGGAGGCAAATAGCCGTTTCAATACTGTTTTCCCATAGCGGACGGCAAACGTGAAGGACGGCAGCGATCGATCCGCATCCAGATCCCCGTCGATCGGGGTATTGGTGTGCTGATATCCGCCCGTGCCGGCAGCCGCGGGGGTGCTCACCCCCAGACCATAGGACGTCAGAAACGCAAAGTGCTGGGGTTGCGCCTTTTCGAAATTCATGGACAGATTTGCCGTTGCCCCCAGATCGTAAATGGTATCCGGTTCTTCTTTGCCCGTCGCCTCGCTTTCATTGTTCTCCCGGCGGTATTCCAGGTTAGGTATGTCGCCCAGGGCACATAGCAGGGTCAGATCCAGCGTCTGTTCCGTGTTGATGGCCGTTTCCTTGGCATACGCGGACACGGCGATCAGGTCATGCGTGGCCATATAGCTGCGAGTGTTCATTATTTCACCTCACCGTTTTCCGGAGCCAAAGCCGCAGCCCCCTCGTTGGTTTTTGCCTTGGTCGCCTCGGCGCGGATCTGTTTGAATCCTGTCCCGCTATCCGGCGCCTCTTCCTTGATTTTCCGAAACCGCCCCATTTCCTGCGGCGGGACATCCGCGTAGGCCTGGCCGGGCTTATACGTCTTCCCGGCATAGGGGCCATCCACGACGGTAAACGATTCGCTTCCTAGTTTTAATTGGTACATGGTCATTTTCCTCCTTACGGCAGAACGTTATTCGTCTTATAATTCAAGGCATAGACAAGGATGCCGCCTCTTGCGAGCATCAGATCTTCACTGACCGGCCAAAGCTTATCGAAACCCTCAACCTGGTATCCGATCAGCACTCCCCTAACTGCCTCGATGATCGCATTGCAACTCGACACCCCTGCTTTGCGGCTCCGTACATTTTTCCCGACCAGTATGATCATGAAATTCATTGTATGGCCGCCGTCGGTCTGCTTTTCCTCAAAGTCCGCGCCCCGGTAAACCACATTCAGGGCAGGCAGGCCCTGGGGCGTCTTCAGAAGCTCTTCGATGTCACCCTGCCAGATATCGACGGTCTTCACGCTCGTTATGGTTTCCAGTTGTTCGATGATGCCATTTTGATATTCATCGATCATTTAAAACCCTTTCATTTTGTCTCTCGTGAAAACTCGCGTGCTTGCCTCAGAACTCATGCAGGTATCCGCCCCGACCGGCGCCGGCGTCGAGACCCCCAGTTTAATCTTGTCATCCGCCACTTTTTCAAGAAACCGGATGGCCTCTTTATTCCGCTCCGCGCGGATCTCCGGCATTCCCATATCGCGGCGGGAATAGAGATTGTAGATAGCGATATCCACCGCAAGCTGATTGATCTTAGGCGGGACGGGCGAAAGGGGCACGGGATAGCGACTTTGGCAGTAGGCATCGATCGTCGCATCCGCCGCCGCGATCGCCTCATCGATCCGGCCGATGATCGCCGCATGGTCTTCATCCGTTGGATCAATGGCCGCCGGGCTCAGGTTCTCGTCATCCGTGAGCTGGATGATCGTCTCCTCCGGCAAAAGGTTCCTGATATTATCAAGCGTGCAGTACGGCATGCCTACTTGCCTTTCTTGGCCGGTTTGAACGGCTTTTTCTCGCTCGCATCTTCATTGACCATCTCCTTGCACGGAGGCATTCCGCTCGGACCGAGCTGTTCACCCGGATCGCCGTTGTCCGGCCGCTCTTCGACCCCCGCCGATACCTCGATACCGGGACCCGTGCAGGGATCGACCAGCGTGTCAGACAAGGGAACATGAATCACCTCGACGGTCAGCATCGGCTCGGCCTGCAGGATTGCGACGGTTGTGTCATCCACATTCATGACAATGGGATTTCGCGTGAATTCCTTCCCGGCCCTGCGAAAATTCGGTGGGACGGACTTGATACTGATTTTCATAGATTGCTCCTTTCTGCATCGGGGGCGGGACGGCCCGCCCCTTATGATTGATCGACCGCATCTCGCGCGGGGACCTCCTACGTCAGCCAGGGGCAGACAACGAGCTGCGTCGTTTTGTACCAGATGTTCGACTCACCGCCTGCCTTGTTCATCTTCTCGACGAGCTCCATCCCCGCAGTCCTGTTTGTGCCGCCGACAATCAGGTGGGTGGCCTTGATACCCAGGGGGACATCCTCATCGTTCTTAAGCGCTGTCAGCGCGTCTCCCCCCGCGATATAGTTGGCCTCACTGAGCGTGTCCTTCGAGCCATACGCTAGCTGCCAGAGGGCAAACCCGACGTTTTTCCGATCATCAACGCCGTAAACATATTCGTTCCGCATGAAGGCGCGGTCGTCTGTCGGACGATCCTGGGCCACGAAGCGGGGCGGCCTACGCACCTGTAGGATCACCGGCTTGATGTACCGGGATAGATCCAGGAGAAACCAGGGATTTCCCCCCCCGCCGCCCGTGTTGGAAACGGATACCCCGTTGACCGGGTGGTCGGTGTCGAAAAAATACTGGCCGTCGTAGCAGGGGGTCGTGAATCCCGCCGCCAGGAGTGCAAACGCCAGGATGTCGGGATGGATCTTAGCGCCGCGGCCCAGCTCAGCAATCATCGGGGCATAGATTCCGACCTGATCGTCCTCGATATGATCGGCGTTAACCGCGACGGTCGCCTCGAACCGCTTGTTTCGGACGATGTAATGGTGAGCGGACAGATCTTTGATAACGCGCTCGCCGAGCCACTCCTTCATCATCGGGAGAGAGCCGAGCCACGTGTAATCCACGAATGCACCCGAAGAAGGTGCTCGCATGGCAATCAGATCGACCATGCTTTCGGCCTTATCGAGGGCCTGGTTAAAGATTGTACTGAATGTGCCGTATATCCCTGTAAGTGCGCCCTGATTGATGATCATGATTTTATCCTCCTTGAATCAATGGTTTATGGTGTTGGCGCGGTAGGCCGCGCCCCGTCGTTATTTCGTCTCCCCTTTACGAGGTCAGCAGTTTTTTCTTATACTCGAGCCAGACTCCGTGCAGATAGACAGCATCCCCGGCGTGCGCCTCGGGCATCACGACCAGGGTCATATTGGCATCGGTCTGATTTGCCGGCAGGTCCGCCAGAGCAATCGTCGCCGTTAATTCCGCCTTGACCTGGGTGATGAGATTGGATGCCCCAGCGGCGGGGAAGCAGTCGCCATCCGATTCTCCGAAATACGCCTCGCCGTCGATGTGCACAACGTTGGCATCCGCGTCCTTTGAGCAGAGGAAATGCACGACCAGATTTGCTGTGAGGTCGATGTCCGGGGGGAGAATGACCTGCGCCGCAATCTGATCGGTGTTACCCGCAGCCCACGCAAGGCGCATCGCATCGCCATCCGCGATGTTGGTCAAGATCGGGGTGGTGTCGGTGGCCAGAATCCCACCATTACCGGCGGCATTGATGAATACCCCTGCCGCCAGTTCCCTGAAGGAAGTCAGCGGGATCGGGATAAATCCCTGAATCGACTTTATATGCTGGTAGATCTCTGCCAGGGCGAGCTGGGCATTGGCCGGAATGGCAAGACCACCTGCGACGGCGGAGATCGCCGAGGCGGCATGGGCATTACTCCCGTCTGCGATGTGGCTGGCAACGTCCGCCTGCTTGATCGCGGGTTCGATGTCGATGTACGCATGTGTGGTATCGATGTATTCCGCAATCACACCGCAGAAAATCCCGTTATTGACGTTTCCGATCAGATCGACCGTCTGATCGTCCACCAGGAACACGTTATCGCCGACATTGGCCTGCGTGATCGCCGTGGCCAGTGTTGCCTTGACCAGACCGCGCCTGCGGGCGATCGCCGTGGCGGAGCCATTGCCCGAGGTGCTCGGGACGTAGGTCCGGGAGATTCCCTGGAAAATGAGGCCCGCCGCATCATCTCCGGGAACTCCCCAGCCGGTTGCATCCACGCAAAGGAACGAGCCCGCGAAGATCTCTGTAAGCGTCTTGATCGGGACGGGCACTTCCACCCCTTCCTTGTATTCGAGTTTTTTGTCCTGCGTTAAAGCCGTCATATTGAAATTCCTCCAAGCATTTTTTGGTTTAGGCCGTATCCGGAACTGTCACGCCGGATGAAAAGCCATCTATTGCTGTTCCTTCGGACCGTACTTTTTGTACGTCTCGGCATCGACGCCGCATTGCTTGTTGATCATTGCCTGGGTCTCATCGAGCGCACCCTCGGCCGGCTTTTCGTTGCCGACCACTTTGCCCATGACGACTACAACCGGGGCCTTGGCCACAAACACCTTGAATCCTTCGATGTCGCGCTTGGCGTATTCCCCCGCCCATTCTTTCTGTGCGGGGGTGATTTTCCCCTCCTTCATGGCCAGGGCCACCAGCTCCGTCGCAGCATTCGCGCCCATCTGCTCCTTCAATTGCGCGACCTCCTGGGCCAACGTGCCGACCTGGCCATGAGACTGTTTCATGGCCATGATTGTGCCGGTAATTTCGGCCTCCGTGGCGGCCTCGGAGAGCCCCAGCGCCGTCAGCACACCCTTGTTTGCCACGATCTGAACGGGTTCCTTCAGTTTGTTCACCGCCATGATCGCATCCTGCTCCGTTGCCGTCTCGGCCAGTCCGAGCAACTTCAGTAGCTCCTTCATAGTATCTTCCTCCTTGCGTTGATTGATGGTTTCAAATTGATATTCCGAGCTTTTATTGATCAGCGGGACCATCCCGTCGATGTTCGGTTCGTTTGTCAGGGCCACATTGATCAGCCGCACAACCCTGTGATCTGATTTACGCTTCAAAAAAACCGGGGAGACATAGCGATACTCCTTATTGGCGAGATACTCTTTTGCCCGCTCCGTCCATTCGACAACGGCCCAGACGCCGTCGGTGCCTTTGTTGATCAGTTTCTTGATCCACCCTGCCGCGGGTGCCTGGACTCCCATCAAGGTCTGGTGTTCGTAATCGATGACCATGTCATTTTTTTGCGCCTCGAAGGCCGCGACCACGCCCTGCGCGCTTTCGTCATCGAGCGTGAACGGACCTTTCGGCGTATTGATGTTTCCGAAGGGAATCACCTGGATTTCCGCCGGGACTCCCGCCACTTCCTTGCATATTAAAACGAGCGTATTTCCCATGATCACCGTCCTCTTCCGAGCGCCAGATAGTTATTGACCCCTTCGGTAAACGACCTGTTGGGATCGGTTGCCTTCGCCGCATCCATCAAGAAGGGGCGTCCCACCATGCCTTTGACGGACCCGAACGGGTGTCCCGCCCCCGGCCAGAACAGGGCCTTTTTGTTTTTCGGGACTATATTCGTCTTATGCGGGCCGTAAAGACCGGTCCCCTCGTGAACAAACTCCGCGTACGGGGCACTGAAGGTAATCGTTCCCTTTGTCCCACCCTCATTGACATTGCTGCTGCCGGAGTTGGCCAGGTTTGACGTTCGTTTCGGAGCCCCTTTAACGGCGAGCGCCTCTATGTCCGCAACGATATTGATCATCCCCGCCCGACGGGCGCCAAGAAAGTCCGCTTCGAGATTGCGGGCCCACGCGGCCATATCCGGTAGTTTAATTTCGAAATCCTTCATTTGACCCTCTTGATCACCTTGCCGTGACAATGGGGATGGTACGGCGGCAGCAGCCCGCTGGAGACAATGCTGCCCAGGTTTGCCAACGTCGGCGGTATTTTTTTAAGGTCGGCGCTGTACTCTTCCGCGCTCATAGCCGTCTGTTCCGTCATTTTTTGGTAAGCGACCGGGACGCTGATGACGCGGCCGTTCATGGACGCGCAAAAAGCGCAATCCATCAGCGGTTCGTAGATCTCTATTTCGGCGATGCCCGCTTCATGGAATTGTGAAACGCTTGCACAGTTTCGAATCCGTTGGACGGACGTATCTACGATACGCTGAAGCTGCCAGTCTTCCACTTCGGCAAGCTTTTGGCTGAAGAGATCCCGGAAAGCCTGCGTATCTTCCGGTGTGCCCCGTCCGAAGATTCCGGCGCCCTGGCCGAGATATTGCTCCTTTAAAAAATCTTTCACGACAGCCTGGGCGTCGGAATTTTTGAAATATGAGGAGATGTAAAAATTATCGAGCTTTGCCAGAAAGTTTATGGCGCGTGTATCCGGCCCTCCCAAAACAAGGCCGATCCCTGGAGCGGCACGATATGCCTGGTAGATCTCATTGACCATTCCGCTGACGGCCGTTTTGTCGAGAGTGGCAAAAGAGGCGCCGAGCATCCCTTCGATCTTCGTGATAAACTGATCCTGCGGCGGCGGCGATGAAAGCGATCGCAGCCACCCCTCGATGTCGTCAAGGGCTGACGCCCTGACGTTCTGCAGGGAAGGGCCGAGGCGTTCCATGTAGCGCGCCACCCAGTCCGTCTCGCCATCGGCGCCGGCATTGACCATTACGACCAGGCGCTTATTCGCGACGACCGAGGTCGGGGACGGATTTGGATCTGTCCCCGTTGGAAACATCTGCGCGGACCGCAGGGTCTTTTCTCCCGGTTTTGCCCGAGGAATCCCGAAGCGTTCATTCACGTGTGTCTCCGGTATGCCCTCAAAATTGGCATCTTTGACAAGGACCCCATAGATCCTGGCAATCTTTTCAAGATCTCCTTCATCCTCATAATGAAACTTCAATATCGGGACGCCTTTATCAGGGCCGAAATTGAAGGCGACCCAGGGCTTCAGGAGCTGGAACTTATATGTTTTCGTGAGTGCCTTCGCATCGTCAGCCTTGAGATCCTGGCGAACCAGTTTAGCCTGGTCCTCGCCGCCCAGCTTTCCCGGCGTACTGTCGGAGCTGCCCGTATGCCCCAGCACTCCTTTGGACATGGCCTTATCGCAAAACTCGGCCAGGGCGGAATATACACCGGCATCGCCCCGGCGCGTCGACTCGAGTAATTCGATGATCGTATTGTCCGAGATCACGGCGGCGGCATCAACGCCCAGGTTGAAGACGGCTCGTTTGAGGGCTTCTTTTTCTTCCGCACCCGCGCCCGGTTTATACTTCCCCACCCGCATGGGCACAGAGAACAGTTCGTTGAAAATCACCCAGTTTTTGATGTCGTAATTCTTGAACAGGTACATAAAAGAGCATGGCCTCAGCAATCCGCCGCGTGCCGTTGCCCCGGATCTGGCTCGGTACTTGTGAACGATGAACTTGTTGGGCAGCAACTCCTCACCCCAGGTCGGGCTGGCGTCCGTGAGAAGGCGGGGATGTTCCAAAAGCACTGTGGCAGTGTTGAAGGTAAAACGCCTTTGATGGATCCACTTTATCTCTTTAGCCCATACCTGCCCTTCAGACATGTCCCAGAGGATCTCTTGGGCATTGAAGCCCTTACCGACGGCATCCATCGTATCCTTGAGAGCGTCTTCCAAGTTTTCTACATATTCGAGCATCTCCTTGGCGGCAGCGGCGATCATCTTATCCTCCGCCGAATCGGATGCCGGGAGCATCTCCCAGTCCAGACCCGTTACGGCCAGTTTCCGTGTTTGCAGAATCCCGCCCAGGTGTAGATCCTTCTCTTCCATCTCCTCGAACAGTTCCGCCTGGCGAGTCACGTCGCCCTGGTCGGCTTCCTTGAAGATCGTCGCAAGTCTCTGCGGTGTGAGCCCCTGGGATGGGTATGATGCATACCGGTCCCGGATAGACTGGACAGCCACTTCCTCCAGGATCGGCTTGTTGGATTTTATTTCCCTGCCAAACTGGTCTAGCAGCATGTCAAATTCCCCTGCTTGGCGCCCGTTGACATAGTTATAAACAGTGTCAACGAAATCCGCGCCTCGTTGTGGCCGGATAGGTCTGCAAATCGATTCTGGGGCATTTTTATACGGGACGTGTTTTTCATCATCACCATGCCCCCCTGGTCAGTCCTTTAAAGGATTCTCTATGGCGTACTGTTTCATACTCGACAGCCATGCCGTATCCTTTTTGTAGACTGCTGACAGACATTTCCGCCGCGTCCGGACCATCGTCATGCACAGTAGGGTTGAAGATGTAGACGAATTGCTCGATCAAGATCTTTTGATCACTCTGATTTTTCTCGAACAGTATTTTCCCGTGTTCCCAGAGATACGCGAAGGTACCGACGATTCGGGCAATCTTATTTGTATTGTGCTGCATGGGAGCCCATGGGAGAAAACGTCCTACATCCTTGGCGTAATTCATGATTGCTTCATGCAGAAAATCTTTGAACATGTTTTCTTCAATGGGGCATACTCCCGGATATTGATCGTTTTGCGTATAGGCGGCGGCGAACATTTCACCGACGGTCCGACGCTTGATCCAGGCATGCATACAACGGAAAACCATTGTCTGGGGGTCCAGACCAAAAGTAACGACGGACCGGAAGTCGCTTCCAGTCGTGGCCGTCCCGGACGGGTCTATTGCGGTTGCAAAAAACAGCTTGCGATTGACCACTTCGATCCGCTCGTAATATTTGACCTGCTCTTCCGGAAAAGGGGTATCCTCTGTACCGACCTTGTTGCGCATTTCCTTGTTGAACGTATAAGTGCCGGTGTCATGCTTCTTTTGCATGAGCCTTTCCATCGGCCACAGTGCGGGCCACAGGGGGCGCTCCTCGGGCGTGCCCTCATCGAGAATGGCGTCATAGACTTTGGAGACGTACCGGCGCTGGCCTTCGTCGTCTTCCTCTGCGATCAATTTGGAGATGGCGGAAAGCGGATGGAAGAGGTTGCCGACCATGATGGCGGAGTAGCCTTTACCCAGAGATCCCAAAACCGCACCGCGTATCCAGTTGATGATTTTCTTTGTGGTCCGGGGATTCTCGACGGTCTCATCATTTTCCATGTCATCGAAGATGGCCATGTCCGGACGGAACTGCCGGTAACGGATGCCGCGCACTTTATCTCCACGGCCTCTGGCCATGACCATGACGCCGTTTGACGTTTCGAACTCGTCATCACTCCAGTTCTTTGTCTTAAGGTTGCCGAAATCGTGCCTGATGCGCGGGTTCTCTTCCAACTCTAATTTAATCTGGAGGCTGAATGAGGCCGCCTGCTCATGCGTGTCGGAACACGGCCAAATAAATCGTTTGAGGCGATAGACGATCTTGTGAACCGGATTGCCCAGAGTAAAAAAGGTTGATTTGGCATGCTCACGCGGAGCGCCGACCAGGGCGAACTGATCGTTGAACTCGGTAATCTCCTGCCATTCGGAATGAAAATCGCCGAAAGCGACACTGAAATAATGCGGAAGATAGGTAGCAAAGAAATAGAGCAGGTCTGTCTCCCCGCGCTTCTTGCGTTCGGCCTGCTTTGCGGGCGTGTCGTTTTCAAAGGGAGAAACCGCTTCGCGAATCCACTTCTTCAGTTCCTCGACCTGTTTGTCGAACTGCCCTTCGGTCAGATTGGGCCGCTTACGCATTGCCATTATTCATGCACTCCGTTTTAAACTGCATCGTCATGGCATCAAAATCCGCCGCCAATACCTTGAGCCCCTCCGGATCGTTTTCCCGCAGCCAGGCAACCATCCATTGCAGGTTTTCTAAAAAGACTTTAGCTTTGTCGTATCCGGCCCCTTGGGAATCCTGCGCCCGGAACTTCACGACCAGGGCGCCCAGCTTGGACAAATTGTCCAGGGTGCCTCCCTCAATGGCTCCAGCCTCCCGTTCCTCGGCAAATGTCAATTCGCGCTCCAGTAGCGCTTCCATTCGAAGGCCAAACGTCGCTTTGCGCGCTCGGGCCTTGTCCCATTCGTCAAACTCATCGGACGGCTTTTTCGTCTGCCCTTTCCAGACCGAGAGGGTTTGGCGAGACACGCCCAGGGCGATCTCTATGGCGGTCAGCGATTGTCCATCGATGAACATCTGCCGGGCCACGAGCTCCAATTGAGGGCGAGCGCCTTTTTCGGCCATTACTTCAGCTCCTCTTCCAGCCTGGATATCTCGGACATGGCAACTGCCAGTTCCCCCCATTTGGCCTTAAGCTCATCAAACTGAGTATCGACATCGCCGATCGGCAAATCCTCGGGACGTTTCAGGCTGCAATCGAGGTTGATGCAGATCAGCCGGGCCAGGGCCTCAATTTCGCCGCGCAGACGCTTGGCGGTGTATTCCAGATTCGTCAGCCTTACCCGCCGCATTTCGTTCTGTAGGCTCATTGTCCATCCTTTTGACGTTTCATTGAGATCATATTGGCATTGATCAATTGATGGCATGGGGCCTTGGTCCGCAGGAATGTCGTTAATTCCGTGGTGGCCGCCGTGCTTAGCCTGATCGTGTCCACATGTTCACCCGCCATCTTCTGATAACTCTCGACCAGCTTGACATTTGATTCGTACATCTCGACCACGGCCTGATGGCGCTTTTCCATGGACCGTGACAGCAGCCACATGACAATCCACGGGCCGAATATGACGGCAGCCAGGACAGAGCCCAGGGGCCAAGTGCCTATCTTCGAGACAATGGCCGCGATGGCCGTGAGTGCCGCAATCTGTTCAGGTGTCATTAGTTAGCCTTTTATCGCCGGGGCCTTGGCAAGGAGATCCGTCTTTTGGGCGCTGCCCTTCGAGGAGCCGAAGAAATACTGAAGCACCTGGCCGAATCCAGTGGATAACGCACCAAAAAGCATAAAAATAACGCCGTTCTGATCGGGAGGAACGGGGATCTTGAGAAGGAAGGCCAGCAAAGCGAAAAACCCGACTACAATCGTCCATGCGAGAACGTACAGATTGACATCCCGGTTGCCTGTGGCTTTCTCACTCTCCACTTGTCGCGTCCTGGCGCTTTGCGTGTCAGCAAGCAGCGCTTTCATCTCATCGATGTCCTGATCCCGTTGCCGGAGTTTGAATTCATTCTCCGCAACCATGATCTTCAAGGAGGCGTCGTTATCCGCTGCAATGGCGGTTTTTAACTCTTCAGGAGACGGGTTTTCACCCAAGCCAAAGGCTTTTCCCAGTACCGCGATACCGGCGCCAATGCCCGCACTGACGCCGCCCGTCACTGGTGCCAGCAAGCCGCCCAGGGCGGGGGCCATCGTCACGATCGAATTGCCGATGTCTTTCCATTCCATGCTTCATGCCTCCTTTTCAGCTTTGCGGTGCCGTTTCAATTGTGGCTCCAGGCCCTATTGCCTGGAGCCGTTTTGTGGGTTGAGCGTGTTACTGCGTGGCCCCTCCCGGCGTCTCAATACGGAACAGGCGGGGCGCTCCCTAAGATTTTTAGATTTCAAAATGGGGATAATCCGGCCGTGGCTTCCCCTTGGCATTTTTGAACCGACCGCCCCAAATAAGGCCGATGCTTTCACCGATCAATCCGGCTTCGGTGTAATCGGGTATCTCGTTTTGATTCACGTTTACCTTCATATCCCAGATCGGTTTTCCCTGAAGAATAATGGCGATATCAAAGGCACGGGCCTGATCGTTTTTGGGGTCCATGTCATCAAGATCGATGAGATGTTTGGATTGGAGTGTCCAGGTTACGGAGACGAGATTTTCTTTCGCGTTAATTGGCGGCATGCCTGCCAGGCGGCGCAGTCCGTTGACATAATTTAATGGATGCCGACCTTGGGCATAGAGGGCAAACTGTTCCTTGATCAGGCGGGCCGTGCAGGTAACGATAAAGGGGATATTTGCCGCCTTCATTTTCACGCTGAACAGGGTTGCCTTTTCACGGAGTTCGGGAACCAGATCCTTGATGTCTCGACTTGCCATAGCCTTTCCTTTCATAAGTGGGGCCTGTCGGTTCGAGTGGGGAAGGGCTCCAGCCCGGGCTCTTCCACCACTCGAATCCGAACAGGCTATTTGTGGAGGTATGCGCGGGAAAGGTTATGGCAGATTACGAAAGGGACGTCTTTTGCGGTGTGCACAAAAAAGCCCCTTCAGGAGATGAAGGGGCTTTTTTAGGATTATGAATTGGCTTATTGCCTTATCAGCGAAAAAAGTCAAGCATCATCGAATAGGGACTGCTGTTTCGATTCTTCCTTGCGGGCGGCAATGATATCGTAAATCTCGCGTATGGACAGGCCCGTTTCCAAGGCAATACGGCGATGGTTAAAAGGTTTTCCCGGACAGGACTGGGCGTAGCGATCGAGAATGTATTGGACCTTGGCGGGTTTGAACAGTTTGTCCGGGCTCAGAAGGTAAATGTAGATGCTCGGTAGAGTATGCGCCAGTTTGATGGTATTCTCCAGACCGATCGCACCAACTATGAGTTGATAATCTTCAGGAAGATTTTCTGTTTTGATATAATCACGCCAAGTCTCCGACATTTTATGCCCCCTGAATCTGATGGTCAAGCAGACCCTTGAGCCCCTCGATGGTATCATTCGCCTGTTGTGCCGTTTTGATCCGGTCAATCTTCATATATTTCCGCCGCCACAGTTCGTATCCGTTCTCAACTTTCCAGGCGATTTTTTTTACCAGGATATCGATCATATCCAGTTGGTCCCTCGACGGCATGCGAATCACGTTAGGCGGATTCTGCCGGGCACGTTTACGGTCATTTGCCGGTTGCCAGCGGGCGCGCCTGGCCGCACCACTGGTACGGATATAGTTGGATTGAATCTTGAAACCCAAGGTCTTAACAAAGTAATTTATGACCCCATCCGCTTCGAAGTACGTCAGATCTGCGCTGGACGACTTCTTGCCTTTAGTATGCGCCTCAATAATCTCCTCATAGTTCTCTTTCGATAGACCGCATTGGGCCTTTGCTATATGGATCAATTGCACCTGTTTTGGTTCTATCATCTTGACTGCTGGTCTCATCTTACGATTGCCTCCACTTTTTCTTGAGCTCGGCAATGGCCTGAAGGGACGTGTCGGACATTGGTTCGGGATTGTCCTCTCTCTCCTGATGCCGTCTCTGGCGGGAGGCTTCCCGGTCTGATTCCATCTTGGCTGCCAATTCCGCCGCCGTCTCCCAGGCCACATGCCGCAGGTAGTTATGGTTTTTCAGTCCCTTCGGTCCACTGGCGATAGTGGCCTCCATCGCTTTGCCCCAGATCTCCGGTGTACAGGGCCGCGTCTCGCCACCTTGCCAGTGAACGGTTCCCGTTTCGACCAGATCCTTCAGGCTCCGGGCAATCACCAGAGCGCGCCGCCAGGGGAGGGCCTTCGTCCCCTGGCGGAACAATCCCAGGTACGCGAGCATCTGGCGCAGGACCGGAGAGGGCAACTGCACCAGGGCGTCGAAGAAATACCGAATGGCCGAATCGTTCACCCATGCCTCCGCGCTGGCCACGGCCCCGCAACTTGGACAAACCAGCCGCATCAGGTTGCCTCCACTCCATGTAAACACCGATGTATTTCACCGCCTACGGTATCAGGAATGCGGCTTTCTATTTTCCGTTGATATTGCTCAACTCGACCAATCAGTAGCTCGATGCTTTGGACATGTTCCTGATTAGTGCCGATCCTGATACATTCTGCCTTGTATGCTTTAAGCGCGGCTGGAACAGCCCTATCTTTGGCGCAAAGCAGCAAGGAATTCTGTTCTGTGTAGAAATGCCCGTTAACCGGGTTTACCGCTAAAATTTCAAACTTTCTGTCTATTATTTCCATTATGCCCTCCATTGATGTCTATTTTGCCCTTACGACAACAATTCGGGATACAGGGAGTACTCCCTGATATGGGCGCAAAACGCTTTCCACTGGGGGAGCCGGTGTGTGGTCCGCTGCAGCAGGATATTTCTCAGGCACTTGTAGTTTATCACCCAAATCCGGCGCTGCAAAAAGCCTTCGGGCAGCTCGTTCTTGAGCCTAACCAGATCCTCGACGGACTTGCTTTCCATGTACGCACTGACCAGGGCGTTCAGATGTAAAAGAGTAGGCGGATAAATCGGCGCCTCAAAATCATATTGTTCAAGGTGCTTTTTCTGGATCGTATGCATCGTGGATCCAGATTGCTTGCTGCTCAGCCGGTATGTGTCCGCTTCCTGCCACCAGTAGCGTGGAGCCGTGACGTCCAGCCATACCGTGATCGCCTCCAGGACTTTATTGTGCCCACCATCCTTCGGGGCAAGCTTAACCGCAACTTCTTTGGCACGTTCGAACGTTATACCGTGCGACAATGACAAGCCGACGATCGCTTCCTGATATCCGGCTTCTCGCATTATTATTAAATTCACTGTGTCTTCTCCTTTCTGATAGGCGGCTGCTCTGCCTCATATTCAATTAAAAACGTCTCTTTGAAATCCTCATCCATCGCCATCGGTACAAGCCATTGCGTGTTTGAAAGCGTGTCTAAGGCGTCCAGTAACACCGCCGGGAAGATCAATACTTTTTCGTCTGTCATCGACCGGCAAGCCTCAATATCAATTTCAGTGAAGAAGAAAAAAACCTCGCCTGCCGGTTCTCTTTCTTTGTCGATGATCCTCAGAAGCGGCTTCCATTGACTGACTTGAGTAACATATCCGGCCTCTTCAGCAAATTCGCGGACCATAGCCTCGACAGGCTTTTCACCCTGCCGGATATGTCCTCCCACTCCGTTATAACGGCCCATTTGCCATTGAGGCCTATTTTTCCGGATCAAGAGAACATGTTCTTTACCGTGATCAAAGGCAAACCCAACGACGTATGAGTTCATGCCGCCACCTTTTCCTCGTTCAGGTCATCTTCCTTCAGGAGTGCATCCACGAACTTGTCGATCTCCGAGTCTGTGCTCTTGATCACTACCTGATCGCCGTCGTCACTGATCGTGACGCCGATCCGCTTCAGGTCGGCGGCGCTGAGGTTCAGGAGGGCGTCCTTGATCGGCTTTTCCGTGGTTTTGATCAGGACATCCGCCTGGTCGGGCAGGTGTTTTTTAATCAGTTTCACTACCTGATCGCTGTCGTCCCATGAGATCGTCCCCTTCGATTTCTGGTATCCGACCTTGATACCATGCATAATCATCGTCTTGGGCCTTACAAACAGGCTCCGGCTTTCCTCGATAGCCGCCTTCAGGCTGGCCTGTTTCTCCATGACAGTGTTCACGGCGCTCTTTATTCCCGGCAGTCGGCGCCGCTTGATAGCGGTAATAAGATTCTCCAATTCACGGACCCGGCCGGTCAGCAGCTCACGCGCAGAGGAGAATTCCTTTGTCAATCCGTCAAGGTCTATTAAATTCATGGTCTCATCCTTTCTTGTCTTGTTGTTGACAACAATTTGATTTGTTGTCGTCAATTTTTAAGCGTCTGCCATTCGGTAATCGTCAGGCCCATGTTATCGCAGACGAATTTAACATCTGTTTTTGCCTCTTCCTCGGTTTCAGGATTTCTCCTCGGGCCGCATTCCATATAAAACGCGCTGGCCATGATCGACCAACTCCAAGACTTGCCGTCGGCACAGGGCCAGAGATCTACCTTAACCTTACGACGCCAGATTCGCTTCTTAGGCATGACATCATCCTTTCCTGAATTGGCCGCATCCTCGGCACTTGCCGGGATCGCGGGTTTGTTGTACAATGCAAACCGCCGTGTCGATCCGTTCGCTTCGCACCTGGCAGTGGGTTCCATTGCCGATGCGCCGTTCGCCCGTGACCCCCGCAAAGAGATCGGGCTGACCGGTTCCCGCTTCGGTTCGACGCGGCTTTTCTTTATTCTTTGCCCATCGTTTTTCTCGTTTCATCTCAGATCCCTTCATCTCATTAATACCGCGAGGCAACGCGGTCCGAAATACAGAACCGCAATGGCTATGACAGCCCAACTTGCGACCTTCAACCGCTTCTCCTTTTTCAGCAGCTCGGCTTCCCACGGTTCGTTCTCAATGTATGTTACGATTCGTTTCAGCATGGCCTCGCTCCTTTCAGATCGCCATCACCACAGCTTCCGTTACTTTCTTCTCTCCCATTTCATAGGCCATGTTCATGGCCCTGGCCGCATAATTGTTCACGATAAGCGGGTAGGCGTGACTGATTATCTGGTTTCGGCGGTCCTTCGTGGTCAGGCGACGGCTCAGGGCATCGAAAGCGCTGTCTTCAAAAATATCGACTACCTTTGCGCCGATCCGCTTGAACTTCATGGTTAGGTATTCCTTGGTGTTTCCGTTCAAACCCTTGATCTCTGCCGTCTGGATCCTGCGGATAACCTCCCGCATCTCGATATGCGTCGTTTCGTTAAAGAGGTTTTTCAGTTCCACCTGGCCGACCAGGATGATCCCCAGAAGCTTCCGATAGCCGTCTTCAAGCTCGTAGAAACGCTTCAGGTACTTCAGAGTGTTCGTGTGAAGGTCATGGGCCTCCTCGATGATAAGGACGGCTCTGAAGCCCTGTTTCGCCCGCTCCAGGAGGAGTTTGTGTACCTGCCTGGTTTTGGCCTCCAGCTTCATGACCGGTTTCTGCTCCGACAGGTCCATGATGATGGCATCGCAGATGCTGGCCGCATTGACCCGCGTCTTGTCGATCATCTGTGGAAAGATGACTATGACATCTCCGTCCTTTTTGAGCTGCTCGACAACCTTACGGCGCATGACGCTTTTCCCCGATCCCACCTCTCCGATCACGGCCAGGAACCCTCCGTGACGTGCCGCATCGATCATCGCCGCCTCGATATAGCGGTGCTCCTCGCTCATGAAAATGTCCGAATCCTTCTGGATGTCGTCAATAAAAGGATTCCTAAAAATCTTAAAATACTTCATTGCTTCCTGGCTGATCATTTCCACCTCCTTGGGAATAAATCGTTCCGGATCTCCCGGCACCATTGCCGGATGCCGTCTTGTCGCCCACATTTTCTGATTGTCCGCCGCCGGGCTCACATGCCGCAAATCCTTACCCAGGGGCTGCCAAATATCTGAAATCTTCATCTGCCGGGATGTTAGCCACTGCATGGCCCTCCGGTCTGCCTGGATCATGGCCTCGACCTTTGCCGTAAAATCGGGCCGCTCTTTAGGTATGTATCCCCGGTTCAATGTCAGGTTGATCGAGGGCCGTGACAGCCCCGTCTCCTGGCCGATCTTGGCCTGACTGATCCCGCAGTCCACACAAAGCTCCTTTAAAATGATTGGTTCAAACGCTAACTGATATGGCGTTACTGCAATTAGTTTCGGCCGTCCCACGCGCTTACCTCCTGCGTTTTTACTTCCAACACCCATCCACACCTTGAACATGTCCCGAAGAGATCAAGGTATGTGTCCCAACCAATATTAAAACAGGCAGGGCACATGCCCATCTTGCCCGCCACACGCTCTACAAATTCTTCTACTGGTACAGTCGGTATTCCCATTATTTCTATCCCGTCGCTTCCATGCCGCGGAACTCATCCGCTGGCCACGTACCTGCCTGTATCGACTGAATCACCTCCTCCGCCTCTTTGATCTCGATACCAGTTTCATACCGTTCCCGGAGTTCCCTGTTCAGCTCCGGCGTGATCACGCCGATCTCCGCTCTGAGCAGCTTGAGAAGCTCCACAAACGATATTCTCCTTGCCGCAATGCCCCGTGGCACCGCCGCCGCCGCATCCACCGTCAACGGTGCGTTCTCAGGCAGATCCGCATGCTTCACATCCAGGGGTGTCCCCTTCCGTTCGATAAACTCCAGATTCCCCACCTTGTCAGCCTGATGGCCCATGATCCGGAGGGGCGATTCAAACCCGACCGGCGGGGCCTCGGCCATGCGTTTGTCTCCCGTCCCTTTCCATTTGAGGCCCCAGGTCTCCGCCGTTTTCTCCATCTCCGTCTTGGCCTTTTGCGTTGCCGTGTGTTTGATGCCCTTGTACGTTCCGTAGGGGACGCCATTCGTAAGGCGACCGTATTCATCCTCCGGGATGGGCTTGCACAGCCAGACAAAGCCGTTGAAATGGACTTCGATGTTGGGGTATTCGTAGGGATGACGGACCACGTTGACTTTCTGGCCTGCTGCCTGGGGATCTTCGATTTGATAAAAGCGATTGTCCACTTGGATGATCCGTGAGCCGTCCGCCGTTCTGGGGATCGTCGGCTCTTTGATCAGGAGGCGGTATAGCGATTCGTCGGGGCACAGGCGCAATTGCTCCGCTGTGATATACGACCAGAGTACCGACCGGGGCGCTACGTCCCGCATCTTTGGGACGGCGTTGGCCCAGATGCACCAGTCGAGCGCCCAGCGGTTCAATTCATCCAGGTCGGCGGGTCGCTGGAACTTCAGACGTCCTTCAAACCGGTTGATATAGTGCATGAGTCCTTCAATGGCCCCCTTCGCCCTGGGGTTCCCCGGCATGTGCAGTTGCAGGTCGATCCGGAGCGCGTCAAAAAGGGCTTGGTTAGCCTTGGCCGTCATGATGGATCCCCGGTCGGCAATGAGCATGAAAGGAACGCCGTGAAGGCGGTATTTGCCGAGTTTCGTCCCCGATTGACCGTTCCAGGTCCGCTTGATCAGTTCATCCTTGGGCCGCATGGCCGTAAACAGAAACGCCGATCCGTCCGCCGCCCGCTCACCCGAGGCGTAGAAGTATTGGAAGAAAAACGCCCCGGAGCAGTGGTCCACCACCGCATACCGGAGCAGTTCTTTTTTGATAGTTTTGGCCGTTTTGACGAGCTTATTTTTGTAAAGGGTCATTTCTGTATCCCGTTCGCCCAGGCCCTTTTTCGTATCGAGGAAATACTGGAGGCAGTTCGTCACGTCGAATTGCCAGACATGGTTGGGATGGGCGGAAAGGAGACGCTGATGGGGGGAGGGTTTGAGCAGGTCCTTGGCGGATATCCGCTCCTGACGCAGGCGGGAGAGAAACCAGCTTGTCGAGACGCCTCCCGTTTCGATCCCCGAATCATCAAGGATCATCTTGGCATCGCAGGCGGGAAGGGGTATCTCGTTTGATGTGCGCCGCGATGATAACATGAGCGCCGAGGCTTCCTTCAACATTTCCGCTGACGCCCTGGAAGTTCCCTTTGTTGCCCGTTCCTTCCGTCGCCCCTCTCCCACCATAGCCGCCCAGCGATTGACCGATGTGGGTTGTACGCCATAATGCTTGGCCAGATCCTTTACTTTTTGCGAGTATTCCCCGCCTTTCCGGCCCCGCAAACTCGTCTGTACATGATTCAGTATCACCTCTGAGACGGCCATGATCGTTATTCCTTTGCTTGTTGTCGTTTTTCGACTCGCTCCTTGTAGGCTTTGCCCATGCCCTTTCCCGCTGTCAGGGGTGCATTATCGATGAGGATCTCCGCTGTCGGGAGTTCCATTTCAGTAATCTCCCAGGGAACTTCCTCGGCGTCTCGATAGAATTCCTGGAGCTTCAAACGCTCTTCCATTGCGATCTTGCTGATAAAGATATAGAGGAAATACATCTGGCGCAGGGCGATCTCCGGTGCTTTGCCCGGTTGAATCTTCTTTTTGATGTCCGCCAGGCCCGCGATAAAATCAGACTGCACCTGGGCGAGGAGATTGACGGCGTCTTGCTCCTCCTCCGTCAGATCCGTCTTTTTGACAGTCTTCTGAAGGCGATTCAACTCCCGGTCCATCTTTTTGATGACATCTTCCTTGGCCTTGATGAGGCGGTCCTTTGTCCTGATCGTGGCATCGGCCTCTTCCTTTTCGGTTTTGTGGGTTTCTTCAAGGTTCTCCAGGAGGGCCTTGATCTCGTCCTTGTGCTCGGCGTCCAGAGGGATGGTTTCTCCGTTATATATGATGGCGTTTTCGGCGATTTCCGCCGATTTTTCATCAACCGCCATTCCCAAGTATTTGATTTTATTTATTGTGACTCCGGAAAAATTGGCGAAATCCGCCAGAAAATCTGTTCTGAATGGTTTAAGGTCTAACAACTGTTCGTCTATCCGACGTCTATCAACTCCAACATGCTCGCAGAATTGCTCCCATGTCATTCCTGTCTTGGAACGGTAATCTTTCGACTCCTTGACCTGCTTCAGCATCAGAAGGCCAAAGAAGGCAGATTGCGATTTTTGAAAATTTGTAGCCTTGATCTTCCCTGCCATCTCATAGACGTTGGCAATGGCCTCTTCCCGGTCCTTTTGTGTCTGCTCGGCGCTCTTTTCCAGGCTCCGCTTCATCAGTTCCTGTGACTCCGCCGCTTCCGAAAGTGTTTTTACTACAAGATCAGATTCATTTTTTGCCATCTAACATCCCTCCAATTCAGTCAATTCTGCGTTGATTTTGTTGATTCTATCCTCTGTCAGCGCCTTTTTCCTCGCCCAGAGTACCGCGATCCGCATCCCCAGCATGTACCCATCTCCTATTCGATGCACCCATCGGATATCTTCCATGGTTCCCAACTGACGGAAGACGATGTCAACGGACAGGCCCGTCAGCTTTGCCAATTCCGACACGCTGAGGGGGTCCTTTGAATCCTGAAGCACTCCCAAAATCCGGTCAGCCGTCAGTAAGACATCGATCTTTCTGCAACTCTTTGCGGCCATACGCACCTCCTTTTATTTCGCTGCCACCAGGGCCTTCTCCAGACCTTTCAGCTCCTGGCTCTTCTTCGTGATTTCTTCCTTCAGCAGCCCGATCCTGGCCCGGACAACGTCCTTTCCCTTCATGGGCGTGTAATTCAGGCACTCAAGCATAATAAAGAGTGTTTCACAGTCTCCCGTCGCCGCGCAGAATGCGGGGAGAACGTCACCCGAAATACCCCACCGGCGATTACCGTTAAAATCGATGCCGTCGTTTGACAGATCCCGGCTTTCTGCAGACCATCCGTCAAGCGTGCCTTTCGAGACCTCTTTCCCGGAGAGCTTGTAAATCTCTGCGCAGATATCGATCCGGTCTTTCCCGGACTTTTTGATGGCGTTGGATACGGCGTGCCGGAGCCGCATGCTGATGTCCATGCTGCCCGGATTCGGCAGGGTTTCCGGTTCAAGAAAAGAGAAGAGGCTGGCTTGGTTAACGTCAATTTTTTTTCGACGGTTCATTTGTTTTTCCCCCAAAACATTGAATGTTTACCAAGATTAACGATATTTTTTAGGAGAGTGGTGACGCGCCATGGCTTTTCTGGTGCGGTCTGAATATGATGCGTTGTCTTTCGTTTTCCTTTGGATGCAACAAGTTCAGTAGCTATGAGTTTTTTTAAAACCTCAATCCCTTCTTCCTGCCAAAGTATCTTCTCGGAAATATTTAGATATTCTGAAATAGCTCTTTTGATATGGGGGACGTTAAGAGATGCTTGAGATCCGTTTTTGAGGATGAAGCTCTTTTGATTCAAAAATCGATTTAAGACCCACAGACTTATTCCTGTTTCCTTAGCAAGGCTTGTTTGACTTTGCCCTCTAACCTTCAAGAGGGTTTTGATTTCATCAGTGGATACGTAAAATATTTTTGCATCATTTGACATTGCAATCCCCCGCTTTTTATGTAAAATCAAACCAACTTTGAACGTACGTTTTGTTTATGCGGCCTTTTTTGGCCAGAGATCCTCAACCGCCATACCGAGAGATTCGGCAATGACCTGTCGAGCTAACTGTCCTTTTTCCTTTGCTCCTCTGCGACGGCCGGTAATGATCATCGATAGGAAGGGTTGTGTGACACCGGCCTTTTCGGCTAATTCGGCCTGGTTGATGCCGTTCATGATAAGCAGTCCACTGACATAGCGGCCGTTTTTTTTACTCGGCGGTGTTATTTTTATAGCGTTCATGGTGAAGATGAATAATTGAATATTCATCTTTTGTCAAGAATAATATGAATATTCATAAATGGTGAAAATATGACCGCATCAAATGAAATCGGGAAAAGAATAAAGGACTTACGAAAAGAATTAGGCATGACTCAGGAAAAATTCGGCAAAGAAATCTATCGAGACAAAAGTATTATTTCAAAAATTGAAAATGGTGAAGTTGAATTATCAACATCTATACGACAAGCTATTTGCAGGACTTTTGATGTCCGGGAAGAGTGGATATTGAGGGGGGTTGGCGAAAAAACGAAAGCATCCCATAATGCGGCTCTGGAGGAACTGACCGTTGAACTTGTAACTCGGAAAGTTCCTCATCCAGATCATGAATTCGTTTACATTCGTCAGGTCAACGGCAAAATCTCTGCCGGCGGCGGACTGATGCCGGACAATTCGGCGGATATTAAGGCTGCATTCCGGAGAGATTGGATAAAAAAGAGGGGAGGAAACCCCGACAAGATGTCTTTGATTAAGGTTTCTGGCGACAGTATGGTGCCGACGCTTCTGTCCGGAGACCTCGTTCTGGTAGATCACGGCCGCAATAGCATCGCTTCCCAGGGCGGGATCTACGCCATATCCATAGACAATGAGATCATGATCAAACGTGTCCAGCCGGTTTTCCCTGATGGAAAATTGCGTGTAATCAGCGACAATAAGCAGTATGATTCCTTCGAAATCGCAAAGGATAAGGTCCTGATCAACGGGAAAGTGATCTGGTTCGCCAGGGACATGGAGAGGTAAAGTTTGATCGGTATTGAAATCAGAGCACCATTATATCTCTGCTATAAAGACTGAATTGCCAATGTTGATTCAGAAATTTTTAATTACCACGGAGGGAATATGAAAAGATTCATGTTGTTGTTTGTAACAATAGCTTTCTTATCCGGTACCGCCATCGCACAGGCAGCAGAACCTATTCCTTTTAAAGAATTCATCTCAATAACTGAAAAAGTTCTTGATGCGTTAGATGAGATAGAAGTTGTTTTTTCAAATTCCAACTCAACGAAAATAGAAGTGAAGCAGGCATTTAAAAAATTAGACACGGAAATGCTGAAATACCGGCGTTATGTTAAGGACTGGCGTAAATCACCAGGAAAACAAGCGGATATTATAAAGGCTATTGCCACGGCTAATATCGATTATGAGATAACCGAACTAAAAGGTATTTATGATAAATCTCACGAAGAGGCAAAACTCGCAACACAGGAAGCCAGAGAATTATTTATGAGATATAAAAAACGCAGCAAGTAGTTCCCATTTTGTCGCTGACCGTGAATTTATGAAAAAGATTTTCCCGCTGTTCCGCCGTACTCGACTTCGACCGGATGAAGATAAACGGAAAATTGATATGGTACGGAAAGGAAATCTGAACACCATAATAACTTTGTTATAAAGACTAAATTGCCATTGTTGAGCTGGGAATCATAAAACATTAACGATTTTACTACTAACGAAGGGGGCAAAAATGGACTTTATTGACAAGATCCGCGAACTATCTGCACGCATTCCAAAGCAACTCGATAACATACAAACCGAAGAGGCTACCAAACACGCCTTGGTCATGCCGTTTATATCAGCACTTGGATATAACGTATTTGACCCGACAGAAGTAACTCCGGAACTATGCGCCGATGTGGGCGTCAAGAAAGGAGAAAAGGTTGACTATGCAATATTGCGCGATGGAAAGCCTGTTCTTCTATTCGAATGCAAACACCACGCTGCCGACCTCAGCAAGGTACACGCTTCGCAATTGTATAGATATTTCAGCGTCACAGAAGCCCGATTCAGCGTATTAACAAATGGCATCGTATATTGGTTCTATACCGACCTCGAAGCGCCAAACAAAATGGATGAAAAGCCTTTCTTTGAATTCAATCTGATCGAGATCAAAGAAAATGCCGTTGAAGAACTTAAGAAGTTCTCAAAATCTTCTTTCGACCTTGATTTTATTCTTACAACCGCCGCGGAACTGAAATATACGCGAGAAATAAAGCGACTGCTACTTGAACAAATGCACGAACCAACAGATGAATTTGTCCGCTTCTTCGCCTCCAAAGTTTATGGTGGAAGAATGACACAGGCTGTGCGAGATCAATTCATCCAACTTACAAAACAGGCCTTCAAACACTTATTAAACGACCAGATCAACGAGAGGTTGAAATCTGCGTTGGCCTCAGACACCGCTACAGGGGGGACGATGGCGGCAGAGACCCAACCGACAACCGCTTCTGTTTCCCCGGAAGCCTCTTCAGGAATTGAGACAAATGAAGAAGAATTGGAAGGTTACCATGTTGTGCGAGCCATTCTAAGAGAGGTCACGACCCCTAAGAGGGTGGTTATGCGCGATAAACAGAGTTACTGTGGCATTCTCCTGGACGACAACAACAGGAAGCCCCTTTGCCGCTTACATTTTAATAGCGCCCAGAAATACCTAAGTTTGTTTGACACCGAGAAGGAAGATAAATTTCCAATTGAAGGGATTGACGATCTATACAAATATGCGGAACGCCTTAAGGCCACAGTGACGAAGTATGACTCTAATAAAAATACTCCGAAACTAAGCGCTGAATAAGTCGTTACGGAGTTAGATAAGGGAGGCTATTATATGGCAAAACAATACAAAGAATTTTCAAAACAGGAACACTTGGAAACATCCACAGCGATTAATGCGATCTGTAAACAGCTTATAGATCTAAGTGAGAAGATCATTCCGGCTTACGGGGTATCCAGTACCGTTGGCAAAGAAATCCAAAAATTAGTGCTGTCACCAAACATAATGAGTGATCTCAAGTTAAAGTTAGAGAATGCCTATTTATGCGAGCATGGCGGCAAAGCGAATGAAAGTCCCTATTACGATGGACGCGGGTATGCTTGATCTACAGAGAAAAGGAGATTCTTGTGGCCTTACATGAAGAAATAGATAATCTTTTAAGCAAATTGACGGACAAACAGCGCAGGCTGTTTGCTCACAATATTGAGATGTGGAGAAAAACTGCTGCGCTTAATGGAAGGCCACAAAATTTCGATAGTTTCGAAGTAGATTCATCCGAGTTGATGCAGGGATGGAAGGCATTTATAGAAGACGTTTATGCAATTGAATTCGATTCCGAAATATCTTCTCATTGACAAGAGCTGTTTATTTTTGAATGAACGATGTTGGAGAGTAGAGGTATACCTTAAAGGAGATGACCAATGATCGAAACTGAAATATGGTATTATGTGAATAGCGAAACGCGAACGGTTAGATTTTCCAGGAAAGCAGTATTTTCAGGTGTTCCATTTATAGGGGCAATGTTAGAAATTCCAGGTGATAATCTTGAAGTTACAGCAGTGTCCTTTAAAGATGGAGGCGGAATAACGATCGTCGCCGGTGAAGACCCTATTGAGACACTTTGGAAGGACTCTAATCTTGACGATGAAATAGAGGAGATGACATCAGAAAGAGGCTGGATTATGCTAAGCAATGTCAAAAGAAGATCATAAGCTATCCTTCCAACAATTAAGGATTGCCTTACGACGAATATCAAAAACTATTTGATTTTATAAAAATAATTACTAAAATTAATTTGACTCGCAAAAAATCATTCTTTATAGTGGAGGTCAGACATGGCGGAAGATAATAAGGGATCTGGATCAACGGTACCCAAAAAAACAATCATCGTACCAAATAGACAACAGACGGGTGACTCCGTAGAACGCGTTCAAGGTGGTGTTATTTACGAAACGGCTGACACTTTACCACCCCCGCCACCGTTGTCGCCGGATTCCGATAAGAAATAAGGAGAGAATGTTATGGAGCCTCAGGATGTTTCGAGAAGATCACACGATCTTTTATTCGGAATTCGCAGATCTGTCCGATATCATAATCGACGCTGCCTTTTTTTCGATCGCTTGCACAGAATAACCGTATCGTTTTCCTTGGTTTTCGGCTCTGCAACTGTATCCGTTGCTCTTTCACAGGCTGGACGCCCCTGGGTATCCGTCTGCGCAGCCATGGTTGCCGTATTTGGGGCAATAGATCTTGTGTTTGATGCGCCGCAATTTGCACGCCTTCATAAAGATTTAGCGAGACGTTTCATTGCCCTGGAAAAGGAAATCGTTATCTTGCCGACACTCACAGAAGATGAGATCCGCCGTTTCACGGCCGACCGTCTCGAAATCGAAGCCGATGAGCCGCCAGTCCTTCGTATTCTCAATGTCGTTTGCCATAATGAGCTTATGCGGGCCATGGGATACCCGGATAATTCCTTGGCAAAGATTTCACCGTTAAAAAGATTTTTCTGCCACTTCTTTGACTTAAACGATGCGGCGATAAAGGGATCGGCATAACAAAATGGAGTATATAAGTGAAAATCGTCAAAGAATGATCGCGACGGTTTTTTTAATCAAAACTCATTTGATTGCAGGTCAAAATCTCCCTCCTGTAAACCATTCGTAAACCATCGTGTAAGTCAGTTATCGCAATTTTCCATAGTTAGTTATCTCACCCCTCCACAGGCCATAATACCATTGACAAGCAAGTCCGTTTTGCCTATAGTCAACCCATCGACAACTAACCTCTCGTTCATTAATCAATATTTGGCTTACGTCTAATCGATATGCGAATTGATTCAGATTTACTTCAACCTCAAGAGTATTTAATAAATCCAAGACAATAATGGGGTGCCTGCATGTTGCATCCCGAGTGATGCAGAAGGAAATAAA